ATCCTGTCCGAAAATGCCTATTCGGCCGCCTATTGGCTGGCATCGACTGCGGACACGATCACCGTTCCGCGCACCGGTGGCACGGGCTCGATTGGTGTGATCTGCATGCATGTGGATTGGTCCGAAGCCATCGCCAAAGCTGGCCTCAAGGTCACTTTCATCACGCCCGACTGGGCAGAACGCAAAACAGACGGCCATTCCGAAATCCCGCTCAGCGCCGAGGCTTTGGCCGCATATCAAGCCGATATTGCCACGATGGGGGATATTTTCGCCGATAGCGTGGCGCGCGCGCGCGATCTCACAACCGACAAGGTGAAAGCCCTCAAGGCTGGAACTTTCATGGGCGCTAACGGCGTCACCGAAGGCTTGGCCGATGCGGTGATGGCGCCCGAGCAGGCGTTTGAAGCCCTGCTTGCCAAATACGCCTGACCACCAGAAACGGAGACACCCGATGTCGAAGAAAACCCTGGCAACGGGAACGTCCCCGTTCGCCAATCTCATGGCCGGCTTTCGCGGCAAACGTGCCGATGACGAACGCCCCGAAGACGAAGAGGCCCGCAAGGCCCGCCGTGCCGAAGAGGATCAAAAGCGCCAAGAAGAAGACGCCCGCCGCGCCGAGGAAGATGAACGACGCAAGGAAGAGGACGCACGCCGCGCCGAGGAAGACGGCGATGGTGATGCTGGCGCCGAAAACGAACCCGACGACGAGGGCGATGAAACGTCTAAGCCGTCCGGCAAAACGGCCGGTGACGAGGATCAGGATCCCGATGGCGACGATGATCTTGACGACGAGGAAAAGGACGACAAGGCCCGCAAGGCTTTTCGCCGTGGCCTTGCCCTTGGCCGCCAACGTGAAAACGCCCGTGCCTCGCGCATTTTTTCCAGCCAGGCTGCGGGGGCTAACCCCGCGTTGGCCGCCACGCTGGCCTTCACCACGCGCAATTCGAGCGCCGAAGCCATCCGTGTGATGGAAACGGCCAGCGCTGCCCAGCCTCGCCGCCGCTCGCTCGATGATCGCATGGGCAATCGCACCGAGGCCCGCCCCGGCGCGGATGGCGGCACCGGTCCCACAAAGCTCACCTTCGGCCAGCGCGTTGCGTCCGCCGTCCAAAAAGCCGGCGCCCGCTAATCGCGCGCCAGAAAAGGAGTTAGACCATGGCCCTTACCCCCACCAATTACGGCGCATCGCCGTTCCAGCCCGGCATTCAGCAGGATGCCTTTATCCCTGACCAGCTGATCGCAGGCGATCTCAAGGTCGTTACCAAGACCGCCACCATCACCGGGGCGGCGGCGCTCATCCGCGGCACTGTGCTGGGCAAGGTTATGATCGGCGCGGCCAGCTCGGCGGTGAAGTCGGGCGGCAACACGGGCAACGGCACTTTCGTTCTCGATGCCACCACGCCTATCCTCAGCTTTGCCGAAGTGGGCGTTTACACGCTGCGCTGCATCGTCGCGGCTGCCAACAGCGGGACGTTCCGCTTGACCAGCCCCGCCGGGCGAGTGCTGGGCGACTATACCATTGCAGGCGGCGCGGGCGGCACCGTTACGGTCGCGAACCAGATCAAGGGCGTCATCACTGATGCGGCCACCGACTTTGTGGTGGGTGATGGTTTCGACATCACGGTCGCAGCGGGCAGCGGGGCTTACAAAAAAGCCATCGCGGCTGCGCTTGATGGTTCGGCAACCCCGGTGGCGATCCTCACCGATGATGCCGATGCTACCAGCGCTGATGTCTTGGGCGGCATCTACACCATGGGCGAATTCAACGGCAACGCGCTGACGTTGGGCGCGGGCATTACGCTGGCCGCCGCCACCGCCGCGCTCGAGGCGAACAACATCTACATCAAGACCCCGCTTTCGGCCGCCGATCCGACCTAATCGGCAACCAACCCACCCCACGCTTAAAGCCCGCCTCGTGCGGGCTTTTTTTTTAGGAGCCCGGCATGGCCGACAATCTCTCGTTCACGACCGCCGAACTGGTCCAGGTCGTCCCCAATCTCAAACTGTCGCAGAACTTCCTGCTCGACACCTTCTTCCCCAACATCATCGAATATGACACCGAGGAAGTGGCAATCGACATCGATGTCGGCTTGCGCCGCATGTCCCCATTCGTTTCGCCTCTGGTCGAAGGCAAACTGGTCGAACAGCGCAAATATCTGACCAACAAGTTCAAGCCTGCCTATATCAAGGACAAGCGGGCGCCGGATCTGCGCAAACCTGTGCGCCGCCAGATTGGCGAACGTATCGGTGGCGAATTGACCGGTGAAGAGCGCATGATGGCCAATCTCAACTTTGAAATGGGCGATCAGGTCGACATGGTGAACCGCCGCCTCGAATGGATGGCCGCCAGCGCTTTGACGACTGGGACCGTCACGATCGCCGGTGATGGCTTCCCCACGACGGTTATCGATTTTGGCCGCTCTGCGTCGCTCACCATCGCACTGACAGGATCGTCGCGTTGGGGCCAAACGCTTAACGCGCAGGGCCGTGACACCAATATCTGCGGTCAGATTGATGCTTGGGCAACGGCGGTGCTCAAGGCGAGCGGCGCCGTGTTGACCGACATCGTCTTTACCCAAACGCCTTGGAACAAATTCCTGCTGGCCGAAGGCACGCAAGGGGCAATCTATTACCCCGAATGGGCCAAATCTGGCAACGAGATGAACCCCGGTTCGCAGGTCAAGGCTGGCGCGGTCTACAAGGGGCGCTGGGGCCAGTATAACCTGTGGCTCTACAACGACTGGTATATCGACGCGAATAACGTCGAACAGCCGATGTTGCCCGATGGCACCGTCATCATGTCGGGCGGCGAGGCATTGATGGGGACCCGTGCCTTCGGGATGATTTGGGACCCGCGCTTCGCCTATAAGGCCATGGCCTATGCGCCCAAGACGTGGATTCAGGAAGATCCGGGCCAGACCATTATCATGCTGCAATCGGCGCCGCTGGTGATCCCCAGCCGGGTCAACGCCAGCCTCTGCGCCACGGTCATCTAACCCCCTTCGCCCCATGCCCGCCGCCACTCCCATGGCGGCGGTTTTTCTCTGATCGAAAAGGATATCCCCATGGCACGCGCCCCCGTTCCTGCGTCGTTGCAAGACAGCAACAGCACCTCCACCGAAATCGACTTGGTTGTTGCCCCCGGCCGCACCGTTGTCGTTGACGACATCCCCTTCGGCCCCGGCGAAACTGTCACGATTGACACGACGCAGGGCGAATATCTGCGCAAGCGTGGCTTTTTTCGCGCCGATGATGGCAGCGTGACGGTTTCGGCCTCTGGCCCCGCCGTCAATGTCGAAGACGGCGTTCGGGTCGAGCCGGCGTAATGTCGATCGACTGGGATGACCTCGTCCTTGGCCCCGTTATGGCGGTGTTCGGGGAAGAGGTCATCTACACTCCGCGCGGGGGCGCTCCGATCACCATACCCGACGCGGTGTTCGACGAAGAAAATTACGATGTCGACATCGGCGCGGATGGCCAAGAGGTCAATCTGAAAAAGCCGATTGTCGGCATCCGTGCAGCGGCTTTGAATGGCTATGACCCCAAGCAAAATGATCGTGTCACGATTTCGCGCACGGGACAGAGCTTCATCGTCAAAAACCCCAACCCCGATGGGCATGGCCACATCGTTTTGCTCTTGATGGCTGCATCATGACAACATCGATGGATCTTGTCGGGCTGGTAAAGGCCGTGCTCATGTCTGCCACCGACGCCGGGACCAACGTGTTTGGGCCAGGCGACTGGCCCGCGATGCCGGAAAATCTGCCCCTTTTGAAACTTCGGCTGCTTCGTGAGGTTAGAACCGGGCTAAGCCGTTCGGGCGCGCCACAGTTCACCACCGTGGCCACCGTTCGGATCATCGCCGAAGCGCAGGCTTTCGCCAGCGAAGACAATGCTGGCGCAGAAGCTGCGCAAGTCGCCGCCTGGGCGATCAAGCGCCAAGTCGAGGTCGCCGTCATCAACTCGTTCGAACTGTTCCGCGAAATCCAACAGCTGTCGAGTATGCGCTCTGACCTAGCCTTTTCGGCGGATGGCTCGATGCATGTCGCCGGGATACAAATGGATCTCGATCTGGAATTTTACGAGGGCGATGAGAATTTCGCGCCGAATGAATCCGACGAAATCACCTCTGCCCATCTGACCATCACCAATTACGCCCCCGGCGCGCCGGTCACGGCGGAAATCCCCACCACATAGGAGATTATCCATGCGCGTTATCAGCGTGCCGGGTCGGCATGTCCGCCACCCGCAAACGGGCCTGCCCATCACCGATGCCGGCGCCAATGTCGACGAAAACGATCTGACCATCGCCCGCTATTTGGCCGATGGCGATCTCCAGATCGAACCCACGGAGCAGCCCGCCGCAGCGGATGACGCTTTCGTGGCTCCCGCCAACACGAAATCCGCAAGCGCTGCGGCCTCGGAGTAATCGGCCATGACCATTCCCTTCGCCACCACGCCATCGAACCTGCGCGTTCCGCTGTTCTATGCCGAGCTTGACCCCAGCTATGCCAATACGGCGGCGCCAATCCAGCGCACCTTGCTGATCGGTCAGATGAGTTCGACAGGCACGTTTACGCCCAATGTCCCCGCCCGCATTTCCTCGGCATCGCTGGCCGTTACCGGGGCGGGCCGAGGCTCGATTCTTGCTCAAATGGCGGCCTATTACGAACAGGCCGACCCACAAGGCGATCTGCATGTCTTGCCGCTCTCCGACGCCGCTGGCACAGCGGCCACCGGCCAGATCGCGGTAACCGGCCCGGCGACTGCATCGGGTGCGATTGCACTCTATGTCGCCGGCATCTTGGTTTCGGTGCCGGTCACCACCGGTGACACCGCCACCAATATCGCCACCAATATCGCGGCCGCTATTAACGCATCGTTGGGCCAGACCAACAGCGCCATGACGCCCTGCGGATTGCCGGTCACGGCCACCTGCACCACTGGCACGGTCACGCTGACTGCGGTTAACAAAGGGCTGGCAGGCAACGATATTGATTTGCGGATCAACTATCGTGGCAGCTCTGGCGGCGAAGTGCTGCCAACTGGCGTTGGGATCACCATCACGGCCATGGCCAATGGTGCCACCAACCCCACGCTCACCACTGCGCTCGCCAATCTGGTCGACAAGTCGTATGACTTCATCGTTCTTTCCCTGACCGACACCACCTCCTTGGCGGCGGTGCAGACATTTTTGTCTGACAGCACGGGCCGCTGGGGGCCGATGCAGCAGATTTATGGTCACGCGTGGATTGCTTTGCGCGGAAGCGCTGGAACGGTGGCCGCCGCCGCAGTTGCCCGCAACGATCAACACCTCACCGCGATCACTTTCAACGATGGGCCAAATCCGACTTGGGCTTGGGCGGCGTCCTTCGCTGGCGCGGCGGCGGCCAGCTTGCGTGATGACCCGGCCCTGCCGTTGCAATTTCTGACGGTCCCCGGCCTCCTCGCGCCGCCGCAAGCGGCTCGCTATCCGTTGACCGTGCGCAACAGCACCTTGCTATTTTCGGGCTGCTCGACATGGAACGTCGATGCTTTGGGCAATGTGGTGATGGAAAACATCATCACGACTTACACGATGAATGCGCAAGGGGCGGCAGACAACAGCTATCTCGAAGTCGAGACGATGTATAACCTGATGTATGTCATCCGCTTCTTGAAGAACCGTGTGCAATCGAAATATGCCCGCGTGAAACTGGCGGCCGATGGCACGCGCGTGAAGGCGAACAGCAATGTCGTGACGCCTTCGACCATCCGCGCAGAACTTATCGCGGCCTATGGGGCGCTCGAGGAGGACGGCTTTGTGCAGAACAGCGCAGCCTTCGCCGCGAATGTCGTGGTTGAAAAAAATGCGACCAACCCGAACCGGGTCGACATCCTGTGGCCTGGCACGCTGATTAATCAGCTGCGCGTCTTTGCCACTCTCATCCAATTCCGCCTGAACTAAGGAGGCCACCATGTCCGCAATCGCAGGATCCCTTTCGCTCACGATCGACGGGGCCACCTATAATGTCGCCGGCCAGCTCACCTATCGCGTGTCATCCACCACGCGTGCTGTTCTCAAGGGGCAGGATGGTGTGCATGGCTACAGCGAGATGCCCGATGAGGGGTATATCGAGTTCACTGGGCGCGACAGTGGCGCCATCGGCATTGGCGCGCTGAATGCCGCCACCGGCGTCACCGTGGTCGCGACCTTGGCGAACAGCAAGGTGATCATCGCCAACAATGCCTGGCGTGATGGCGAACCGGCCACAGTCAACACCGAAGACGGCACTTTTACCGTGCGGTTCGCGTCGCGCAGCGTGACGGAGAATTGATGTGAGTGAAGAGCAAAAGCCTCGCTGCCCGTGCTGCGCCCATGAAATCGAGCCGGACAGCTTGCCTGATGAAATGACCATCACCCTGCGTAAGGCGGTGACGCTGGGCGAGGCCAGTTGGTCCGAATTGAACTTGCGCGAGCCAACCGCCGAAGAGTGGTCACGCTGGGACAAGAAAACGGGCATTGAGGCGGATATTATCGCGGTGTCGGCTGTCTCCGGCTTGCCGGAACCTGCCGTGCGCAAAATTGGCGCGCGCGACTTGGCCAAAGCCTCGCGGTTTATCGCACGTTTTTTGGACTGATCCCGCCTGATGCCGAAAAACGCCTCGTCATATTGGGGCGCATGTTCGGCAAATTCCCCGATGAAGTGGCCACGCGGCCATGGTCTGTTTTGAACAAATGGCTGGAGCACCTTGATGGCTGACGAGATTGCAAAACTCGGCGTCGTCGTCGTTGCCAATGATCAAACGGGCAAGGGCTTTGACCAGGTCGAAAAGCGGGCCAAAACAGCGGGGAAGCGCATCGGTGAGGTGGGCAGAAATGCCTTTAACGATAATGACCGACGCGTGTCCAACAGCACCAAGGCCATGGTCGGATCGTTTGCCCGTATCGAGCAGGCGGCAGCAAAAGCTCTGGGCGGAAAATCTATGACGTCCGGGGTCGCGGGACGCTTGGGGGCCGTAACACAGGCGGCGGCAAGTATGGGAGACGGTCTAGCCGGCGCGGCAACGGCAGGCAGCGCGCTGGCGAGCGCGGTCGGCACGGTTGGCGTGGTGGCCGGCGCAGCTGTAGCCGTGGTGGGTGCGCTGGCCTATAAAGGTTATGAGATGGCCGACGCCTGGATGAAAGGTGCATCGGCCATTGGACGCACGGCCAAGATCATGGGCGTCAGCACAAAGACGCTTCAGGAATTTTCCGCTGCGGCCGAACGCGTAGGGGTTGATAAGCAAACGGCGCAAGGCGCGCTGGGTGGCCTGTCGCAAACTTTGAACGATGCGCGCTATGGCCGCAACACCGGCGCGCTAGAGGCCGTGCGCCGCCTCGGTATCACCATGAGAACCAAAAACGACGGCACTGTCGATGTGGATGCTATGCTGCCTGACATTGCCACGGCTATTGCCCGCCAAAATTCTAGCGGACGGCGCACGGCGTCAAATTTGCTGGGCATCCCATTGCAGGCGCTTCCTGCATTCATGCTGGGCGGCGCTGGCCTATCGGCAAAAATGAAAGACGCCAGCAAAACGGCACCCGTCGCTTCGGACAAGGACACCGCAGATGCGGACCGCATCTATGAAAAGAGGGTTCGGCTTGGTCAGCTCGAAGAGAAGGGCGAAATGGTTGCCGGTCGGAAAGCTGCTCGAGCTGTTGGCGAACCTATCTTGGATGGATTGCTAAAGGCCGGCAACGCCATCAACAATGGCGGGTCTGTTCTCGATGAGGCGGCTCATACCCTTGACCGAGCCGCGAATAAAATGCTCGATGCTGTCGAAGGCCCTCGCATCGGCAGCACCAATATGCGGCGCAGTGATATCGGTGCTCATGCCGCGAATGCCGCAGGCTTCCGCAACATGCTGATGAACAGTTTTGGCCTATCCCAGCATGATGCCACAGCCCTAGCCACCAATGCCGAGTTGGAAAGCGGCATGGATCCACACAAGGTGGAGAAAAATGGCGGACCGGGCCGGGGCCTGTTCCAAATCACTGACCCGGCCCGCCGTGCGCTTTTTATCAAGCAAATTGGCAAAGCGCCTGAATCTGCCAGCATGTATGAGCAAGCCAAATTCGCGGTGTGGGAACTGCGCCACAGCGAGGCTAAGAATTGGTCAAAAGTTGAACGCCTGCCAGACAACAGCGCTCAACGCTCTGTAGGATATGGCGAACTCGTTATGCGGCCAAAAGACCGTCATCGGCGTGGCGAAGAAGCGGCTTTGATCGGTGCGGCAATGGACCGAATTCCTGTCCATTTGAATATCCGCTTTGAAAATGCGCCTCCCGGCACAACGGCGAAAGCCACTTCGCGCGGGAATGTCAGCATGGCCCATCAACATTGAGCGAGGCGACTATGTCCCTTTTGCCAACCGCCTCGACACTCGGCCTTCGTGCGCTCAACAAGCTCACCACCAAAAAGGGCAGCGCGGAGCCAATTGTCAAACCGGCATCATGGCGCGGGGTGAAATTTGCAGTCTTGGACAGCGATGCGGGTGGCGGGCGGCGCGGCGCATTGCACGAGTATCCGGGGAAAGAGGTTGGCTGGGTAGAGGATATGGGGCGCAAACAGCGTCGATTTCGTCTGCAAGGCTTCATCCTTGACGGAGACCTTTTGCTCAACAGCGACGAAAAGGCCAAGTCCGGCGACCCGATCAAAACGCAGCGGAAAAATCTTATCAAGGCCTGCGAGGCCAAAGGCACTGGAAAGCTGGTCCACCCCACGCTGGGCGAAATCACCTGCCTTTTGGAAAATTTTTCGATCAGCGAAGGGTTGGATGCCCAGAACACTTCGCATGTAGAGATGGATTTGATCGAGTCCGGTGCGCCGCAGGCCCCCAAAGCCGCGAAGCAGGATGAAACGAAGAAAAAGGCATCGAAACTCAAGTCAGCTTTGATAAAGATCGCAGCGCAAAATATCGCGACGCTGGTCTCTGGCGGGTCCATTGGCCTGTCCACGCTGCTATCCCAAGCCACAGGCGTGCTGAGCCTTGCCGGGGTCAGCGCAGACACCATCGGCTCCATTGCGGGATGGTCGGCCAAAATCGTTTCGTTTGCGCAAGACGCCTCGGCGCTGTTTCGGATCACCTCAACGCTCCCGGCATCTGCGACCAGTTTCTTTGGTCGTTACAGCGGCGGGGCCAATGTCGGTCTGACCGATACCAATATCAGCACCTATACCGCCGACACCAGTATTGATGATCTGATCGCGGATGGCACTGCGGCACGCGCCGCGGTAAAGGCTGCTGCGGCCAATGCCATGGCGGTGGCTGCTACGGTCGACCTGAACGACATCAGCCCCTTGGCGGCGGCTGTTGATGCGATGGTCGCGGCGCTGGTGGCATGTTGCGCCGATCCGGCCGATGCGATCCGAATTCTGCTGTCGCTTATCTCGTCCAATTTGACGGGCCAGTCCACGACGGCGACCCAGATCATTTCGGCAATGGTGTGCCGGTCTGCTGCCGCTGCACTCACCGAGACGGTGGCGTCCTACCAACCGGCCAGTTCAAACGATGCCGAGGCGCGGATTGCTCAAATCGCTCCAGTCCTCGATCAGCTGGCTATCGCCGCCGCCGATGCGGGCGAAGATGACGCATTTTTTGCCCTGCGCGAATGCCGGGGCGCAATTGTGGAAAATCTGCGCCAGGCCGCCGCGACGGTGCCGCAATTGCGCGAATTTTCGTTTGGTCATGCGATGCCGGCCCTTGCGCTGGCACAGCATATTTATGGCGATGTCGCGCGCACCGACCAACTTGTGAGCGAGGTCGATCCGGAGAACCCTTTATTCATGCCAACGCATTTTAAGGCTTTGGCAGCATGAGCGCTGCGGCCACCGATATTGTCGTCAACGCCAAAGCGAAGCCTGATGAACTGGTTTTGACGATCAATGGCGTTGAGTATTCGTGGTGGGAGGATATTGACGTAACCCTGCGGGCAGAAGGCTTCCCGCCAAGCTTTAGCGTCAATGCGACCATGGCCCCCGATGGACAATTGCCAATTTTAGAAGGGTCGTCCTGCACCGTTGCCCTGGGCAAGGATCTGGTCATCACCGGCTATGTTGATGATGTGATCGATACGGTTTCCCCCGAAAGCCATAGCATCCAAATTACTGGCCGGGGCAAAACACAGGATTTGGTGGATTGCAGCGCAGAATGGCCGAGCGACCAGATGATTGGCGGCAACGCTCAAACCGTGGCGGCGCGCTTGGCGTCGGCCTATGGCATCAATGTGGTGATGCTGAATGGTGCATCCCCCGGCGATGACATTTCCCAATGGCCGCTCAACTATGGCGAAACAGGGGCTAGCATTATTCAGCGTGTCGCGCGAAATGCCGGTTTGCTGGCCTATGAAAATGCCAAAGGCGAACTGGCACTGGCCGCTATCGGCACACAAAAAGCTGGCAGCGGGATTGAATATGGCGTGAATGTCGAGGCTATGACGGTCCATCGATCTATGGCCGACCGATATTCGGAATATGTCTGCTGTTCAGAATCGATTGATTCCATGAAAGATCTGGGGGGGAATGACTTCTACTTTACCGCGCCAGACCCAAATGTCTCTCGGCACCGACGCCTGTGCCTAATCGTCGATCAGGTGGCGAATAACCCGCAAGTCTTCACGATCCAGCGGGCGCTGTGGGAAGCAGCGCGGCGCGCTGGGCGCTCCTATGTGGTTACCGCCACAGTCGATAGCTGGCGCGACAATGATGAGGTGCTCTGGACGCCAAACACCCTTGTCCCTGTGAAGCGGGCGCACGGCGCCGCTACCGAACAAATGGTGATTTCAGAGGTGAATTTTCGCCGAAACCGGCAAGAAGGCACCGTGGCCAAAATCACGGCCATGGCGCCTTCCGCTTTCCAACCCGAACCGATTTCCTTGGTTCCTGTGAATACGGCAGACCTCACATGATGACACGCCTGCTCAACCTGATCGGCATCGGCCGGGTCACGATGGTGGATGATACCGGTGAGGTGCAGCAGATGCAGATCACCGAGGGCGCATCCGGGTCCGGCTTTGCTGATCGCATCCTCGACAATGTTTGCCGCATTTTGAATTTCGGGTTCACCAGCGTGCCGCCAGAGGGCAGCGAGGCCGTTATGGTGCGCCGTGGCGGATCACGGGCCGTGTCGATTGTCATTGCCACCAACCACCGCCCGTCGCGCCCCACAGGGCTGCAACCGGGCGACAGCGCTATGTATGACGTTCGCGGCATGATTATCAAGATGACCGCCGATGGCATCGTCATCGAAGGAAAAGGATTGCCCATCACCCTGCGCGACACATCCGGCGTGCATATCGAAGGGAAGCTGACCGTGGATGACGACATCATCGGCCTGCATGGTGGCAGCCCGCTGGCGCTCAGCACGATCCGCAGCAAATTTAACGCACACGGCCACGGCGGCATATCGCGTGGCAGCGCCACCAGCGATCCGGCGAACGACACGCTATGACCGACATCATTACCGGCATCGACCCCAGCACTGGCTTTGGGGACTGGATCTTTGTGCCTATCAAAACCGCCCTTTGGGTGGATGAGGCGGGTGTCCCGGTGGTCGACCAAGCGGGCATTGCGATTAACGCCGTCGTCGACCAATCGACCACACAGGAGTTTCTCGGCGATCTTGCGACCTCGGTCCTGATCAGCTTGTTTTCCGATGCGGCGGCTGATGTCGATGACCGTATCCCCGATGGCACCGATAATCGGCGGGGTTGGTGGGGCGGCGCGATCGGTTCCAAATTGTGGCTGTTGCACCGATCCAAGGCTCAACCATCTGTGGCCGATGATGCTCGCGCCTATGCCGCCGATGCTTTGGCATGGCTGGTCGCCGATGGGATCGCAGCTGCGGTGGATGTTTCTGCGCAATGGTTGAGCGGCAATGCTCTGGCCCTCGAAATCACCATCACCCGCGCCACCGGTTCTCCCATCGCGCTGAAATTTGCCAATCTATGGGATTTCGCCTGATATGCCTTATTCGCGACCGCCCCTTTCTGCACTGCGCCAGCAGGTTTCGCAGGACATTGCCGCAGGCCTGCCCGGCCTCGACACGCTGCTGCGATATGCAAACTTGCGCGTGCTCGGCGATGCCAATGCAGGGCTGGCCAATGGCCTGTATGGCTATCTCGACTATATTGCGCGGCAATCGGTCCCCTACACCTCGCGCGGCGAGGCTTTGGCAGGCTGGGGCGCCTTGCGCGACGTTTACATCAAAGAGGCCAGCAAAGCGTCGGGCGTTACAGCCGTTTCGTTTAATGCGACTGGGGGTTCGATCGCGGCCGGCACTAAGCTCGCGCGCGGCGACGGTGCAACATTTGTCGTCACCGCCGATGCGTCCCCCGTCGCGGGCATTATCGCGGTATCTGTTGAGGCCGAAGTGGCGGGCAGCGCGGGCAATACAGCAATTGGCACGTCCATGTTTTTGACCTCAGGCATCGCCAATGTCTCGCCAAACGGAAACGTCACGGTGGCGCTCACCGGCGGCGCGGATGTCGAAACGCAGGACGAGTTTCTGGTTCGGGTGCTGCAAGCCTATCAGCGGCAGCCGGCGGGCGGGTCTAAATCCGATTATGAAAAGTGGGCGCTTGATATCCCCGGCGTTACCCGCGCCTGGTGCATCCGGCGAGCGATGGGCGGCGGGACCGTTGGCCTGCTGTTTATGATGGATGATATCCGCGCTGATTATGGGGGGTTCCCACAAGGAACAAACGGCGTGGCCACATCGGAAGACCGGGATATTGTGGCAACAGGCGATCAACTGCTGATCGCCAACGCGCTTTATGACCTGCAACCGGCGGACGCACTGGTCTATGGCTTTTGCCCTACGCCCAACACGATCGGTTTGACGATTGCAGGTATTGCCGGAGCGAGCACGGCCACCAAAGCGGCGATCGCCACCGCCTTCGCATCTGCGCTTAAATCTGATGCCGTCCCCGGCGGCACGACGCCATTATCCTCGATCGAGGCGGCGATTGCGGCTGTATCCGGCGCCAGTGGCTTTGTGATCACTGCTGTCACCGCCACAGCCGGGACCGTAACAGCGGGCGCGACCGGGAATATTGTCTCCAACACTCTGGCGCTGCCTGTAGCAGGCGGGATTACATACATCTGATGGCCCGCTCGATCGAAGATTATGCCAGCGCGCTATCAGCGTTGCTGCCGCAAGGCCGCGTCTGGCAAATCGCACAGGGATCTCGGCAGGCCGCTTTGGTCAATAGTCTGGCCAAGCAATGGGCGCGTATCGATGCGGCAGGCGAGGATTTATTGCTCAAATCGCTGCCTGGCAAAAACCCTGACCTTTTGCCGGATTGGGAAGAAACCCTTGGGATTTCTCAACAATCGAACCTGACAATAACGCAGCGCGCCGCGCAGGTGCGGGCAAAGTTTATCGCGACAGGTGGACAGAGCAAACCCTTCCTGATCGCTTTGGCGGCGGCTTTTGGCTTCACGATCAGCATAGCCAACTATATTCCGTTTCGCATTGATCTGAACACCGTCGAAGACCCTCTCTATGACGAGGGTTGGGCCTCTGCTCTGAAAATCACCATTGTGGCCAATGCCAATGGTTTTGACCGCTCGGTCTTGTCAGCAGCGCTGAACGACATCGTCGCGGCGCACGTCACCATCATCCTGAATTAAGCGAGGGCCTATGTTCCGCATCGACAATGCCACAGCCGTGGCATCTTTACCCGCGCCTGCGTCTGCTGGCACGCCCGGCTATTTTACGGGCGGCGACGCCGCCAGTGGGGTTCCCGCGACCAGGCTGTCCGCCGACTGGGCCAACATGGTGCAAGAGGAATTGGCTGCGATCCCTGAAGCGGCCGGCATCTCGCTATTCAAGACTGTCCGAAATCAGGTTCTGGCCGCGCTTCGCGTTCTATTCGTCCAAAACACAGACGCAACCAAGTTTGGATCGAACAGCAACGGCTATTGGGAAAAGCGCGCCAATGGCGTGATCGAGCAATGGGGTTCGTCCACCGCTGGCGATCAGTGGTCTGGGAACTACGATTTCCCAGTCCCCTTTACCGATTTGAGCAGCGTAAACATCCAGGCCACCGCGCGGTCGGGAAATTCGGCGGCGACCAGCGGAAATAAGGTTGAGGCCGATGTGGTGAGCCTGACGCAATTCAAACTGGGATCGGATGACGGCAACGTGACCGTCTTTTGGCGCGCCATTGGGCGATAACAGGGGGTAATTATGGGCACGATTCCAAACTACCGGCCACCATCGCTGCCGATGGCCTCGACCGATTTGGTCGCAGGCTGGCAGGGTAGCGAGCAAGTCTCGATGCGGCTGAAGGACATATCGGCCTTTTGCAATCTGGCAGCGCCCACCGTGATTTCATCGTCGACCCTCACGCTCGATAGCAGCATGCTGGGCGCATTTTTGGTTTTTACCGCGGCTTGCATGATAACCGTTCCCTCCACGCTATTTGCCAATTTCACGCTGGATTGGGCGCAAACTGGGGACGGATTGGTAAAGTTTGTTGGGGGCAGCGGCGTAACGCTTGAATCACTGACCGGCTCGGACAGTTCGGCCGGGCGCGGGGCGGCGGGTCGATTGTGGATGGATACATCCACCCATGTTTGGCTGTTCGGCGCGATCTGATGCGATCCTATTTCGCGATCCCGCCAAAGCGCAACCACGCGCTCACTATCCCGGCCCGCTTCACCGGCTCAAAGTTAGGCTACACGCCGCGCTCGATTATCAGCCCGGCGGAGGTGGCCGCTAATTTTGATCCGGCCTATCCGGGGCGGGGAACAGGTCTGGCGGCGATCACCGGTCTGTTTGCTCAGGTTGTGGGCGATGGCACCGCAGACTTGCTTATCGCCACGCCCGACAATGGCGGCGGCGCTGGCAATGGCATCCCCGATGGTTCGACCGACCCGCGCACCGGGCGCATCCTTGTTCAGGACTGGCGGCGCAAGTGGATCATCGGCGGCGACTTCACGCCTGCCTCTGGCTCTGGCGCGGGCAGCCTGCTGCTTAAGAT